TATGAGTATATCCTTTCTGATTTGGGCTATGGCAAATTTTTCGGATTGTAACTTTGCTATCTGCGGTAAAACGGTAGGCTCTTGCCGTCGCAATGTAATCAAGCCGTTAATCAGTATGATGAGCCACAGGTTCAAAATAAATGACAAGCGTTCCGAAAACCTTCTTGTTATTACACAAAACGGCAGAACCAACACCTTCTACATCTTCGGAGGCAGAGATGAAAGCTCGCAGGATCTGATTCAGGGTATTACCCTTGCCGGAATCCTTTTTGACGAGGTTGCTCTAATGCCGCGTTCCTTTGTTGAGCAAGGTCTCGCGCGTTGTTCGGTAGAAGGCGCCCGATTCTGGTTTAACTGTAACCCGGATAACCCGAACCACTGGTTCTACAAGGAGTGGATTCTTTGCGCTGATGAAAAGCACGCGCTTCGGTTGAAATTTCTTATGGATGACAATCTTTCCCTTTCCGAAAAGGTTAAGCAGCGCTTCTATTCCCTTTACAAAGGAACCTTTTACCGGCGTTTCATTCTCGGCGAGTGGGTTATTGCTGAAGGTCTTGTTTATCAGCAATTCAACGACCATATCACAGATTACCTTTGGCGCGGTGATATATCACAGTTGCGCGGTCGTTGGTTTATATCTATTGACTACGGAACTGTTAACCCGTGCAGTATGGGTTTGTGGTGCGTAACGCCGCATGAAGCAATCCGCGTAAAAGAATCCTACTTTAACAGCCGAGAGGAAGGTTATCAGAAAACCGACGAGGAACATTACAAAGACCTCGAGAAGCTTGCCGCTGATCATTATATTGAAGAGGTTATTGTAGACCCGTCCGCCGCGTCGTTTAAGGAAACCATATGGCGGCACAACAGGTTTCAGGTACGCAACGCAATCAATGATGTTGTAAACGGTATCAGAACCACCAGCGGAATGTTGTCCTGCGGACTTGCTAAGATCAGCGCGGCATGCGCCGCGTCCCAACAGGAGTTTGGAATGTACCGATGGGATGATAAGTCAACAGATGACAGGGTGATTAAGGAAAACGACCACGCTATGGATGATATCCGGTATTTCTGCCATACCGTCCTGAGCGAAATCTACCAGTTTGAATCATATTCGAGAGGAGACTGACAGCATGAATAAAAAGCGATTCGGCTTTTTCGGTTGGTTTTTGAAAATTGTCAACAGAATATTCAAAGGTATAACAGAAAAATACGACTATAGCAAAATGGGAAAAGCTATGGAAAAATGGCTGTCAATGTATTATGATGAGCCGGAATGGCTGAAAAAAACAAATTACCGTTCGCTGAATCTGCCCTCATCAATCGCTGCGGAATTTTCCCGTTTGGTAATGGTAGAGTTTGATGTTGAAATATCCGGCTCGCCGAGAGCCGAGTTCATAAATAAACAATTCAAACGAATGACAGCTAATTTGAGGACTAATCTGGAAAAGGGCTGTGCTGTCGGCGGCTTGGTATTTAAGCCTTATGTCAGCGGAGGCGAAGTGTTCACTGATTGTGTGGTTCAGGATGAATTTATGCCGACGGAATTTTTTGACGATCAGTGCGTTGGCGGCGTGTTTATAAACCGCATAACCCAAAACGGTCGTTACTACTGGCAGCTTGAAAAACAGCGATATGACGTTCGGACAAAGACACATTCCAGTCAATCAAGGTTTTTTGTTTCTTCAACACCTGATCAACTGGACAGAGAAATAGAAGCAGCGGCATTCCCGCTGCCTGTTCAAGCTGAATTTACCATTTTTAACTGTGAAATGCCGCTGTTCGCGTTTTGGCGTGTGCCGCTGGCTAACACAGTCGATAGGAACAGCCCTTTAGGAATTTCCGTTTATGCGAGAGCTGTAAGGAATATTAAGGAAGCGGATAAGCAGTGGGATAGGTTCCTGTGGGAGTTCGAGGGCGGTGAGCTTGCTATTGACGCGAGCGAATTTGCATTGCGGCAAGCACCCGTTCAGAACGATGACGGCAGTACGGTTAAAATGGAAATGCCTAAGACAAAAAAGAGATTGTTCAGACGGTTAAATGCGCGTTTAAAGGATAACGCGCCCTTTTATAAGATATTTGCTCCTCAGCTGCGCGACAGCTCCTACGCCAACGGACTGAACAGAATTCTTCGCGCGATTGAATGGATTGTAGGTCTTGCGTACGGAACCTTGTCTGATCCTCAAAACGTTGATAAAACAGCCGAGGAAATCAAAGCAAGCAAACAGCGCAGCTATACGTATGTATGCGATATGCAGTCAAGTCTTCAAACCGTGCTTGAGCAATACATATACGCTATAGATAAATATACTACCGTCTGTAATCTCGCTCCTTCCGGAAGTTATGATATTAAATGGAATTGGGGCGACGGAGTTTTAGAGGACGCAGATAAAGAAACGCAGGTAAAGCTTCAGGAAGTCAACAACGATATTATAACAAAGGAATCATATCTTATGTGGCGGTACAGCGTGTCGGAAGAGGACGCAAAAAAGATGATACCGGCAAGCGAATACAAGCCGTTCTTTGAGTAAGGGGTGTAAATAATGCTGACACCTGAACAGCTGGCACACTGTACTGATGATATTGTTGAACTCTACACTAAGCTCAACGAGGAAATTGTCCGCGATATTGCGCGGCGTGTCGCCAAAGCGAGTGATGTGACGCCGACAGGCAGACTTCAAATTCTTGCGCTTCAGAATGTCGGTATGCTCACGGATGATATTTTACAAACAGTTTCCAAGTACAGCGGTATGTCTGACAGCCTGCTTTACGATTTATTCGAGGACGCGGGAATTATGTCTGTTGAATACGATATGGAGATTTATACCAAAAACGGTTTAAATCCACTGCCGCTGAACATGTCACCCGCTGCGATGCAGACCTTGGAAGCCGGCTACAGAAAAACAAACGGTAATTTAAGGAATTTAACCGGAACTACTGCCGTTACTTCTCAAACCAATTTTATTAACGCCTGTACTATGGCGGAAATGAAAGCGGAAAGCGGAGCTTTTTCTCCGCAGCAGGCAATCATAGACGCCGTGAAACAGCTTGCCGCTGACGGCGCGGTTGTTCGATATCCATCCGGTCACAAGGATAAGCTTGATGTAGCTGTACGGCGTAATGTCATGACCGGCATAGGTCAGACTACCGGCGAGATTTGTCTCGGTTACGCGAGGGATCTTGAATGGGACTTGATGGAAATAACCGCCCACGCCGGTGCCAGACCGTCACACGCAAGATGGCAGGGGCAGATTGTCAGTTTGAGCGGCAGAAAGGGTTATTTATCCTTAGACGATATTGGATACGGTACCGGTGAAGGATTTAAAGGTTATAACTGCCGGCACGACTGGTATCCGTACTCTGAAGGCAGCGCCCGGATGTACACCGCCGAGGAAATAGCCCAGCTGAACGCAAAGAATATTGAGTTTCCCGACGGATCTATGCATACTCTTTATGAGGCGGAACAGTACCAACGCGCTTATGAAAGACGGATTAGGGAAACCCGCCGTCAGATAATCGCGCAAGATGAATTGATGAAGAATGTAAGTGACGAGCAGACAAAACAACTTGCCCGGCATGAGTTTGATAAATTCACAGTTAAGCTTAAGGAACAGGAAAAGAAATTATCTGATTTCTGCGATTATACCGGTTTAAGGGTGGACAGTTCCCGTGTTCAGACCCTTGGTTTTGGCAAAAGTCTGTCACAGAGCGTTGTACAGCGCAATAAGAAAATCAACGCTGTTTGTGATATGTATAAGGTTGATTTCGGTCATATGAATAAGCTGAAAATCTTCGAGCTTGACCGAAAAGCATTGACCGAGAAGCTAACTAATTTCATCAGTGATTATAAAAATTCTGGCAATTTCGCAATTTTGGAGTATGGCAAGGAATACTATTATGCACATTCTATGGCTAACGTATCCGAAGGCGTTGAAACCAGGGCTTTCACAAAATACAAAGGTGATAAATCTCACCTCGCAATAACAAGTGAAAAAGAATTTGAACGCCACTTTAAAACCTTCGATGTAAGACAAGATACAGGCGGAAAGATACCGGAGAATTATACGGATGATATTCGAAGGAAAACTTTTTTAGATACAGAAGCAAAACTGTTTGAAAGTTTGGAAAATCTGTGGTATAATAGTAAACACAAAACGATTAACATTTTATCAGAACGAGGGATGTGCGATAGCTGCAAAAGCGTTGCCGTTCAGTTTATGGAAAAGCACCCGGAGGCAAGGGTGAATATAGCTTCGGGCAAATCTGCAGCAAAAATATCATGGAGAGGAAGGAAATCGTATGCTTGATTACAGTTATACAGAAATCGCGGAAGATGATATTAAGAATATATTTGAAGATCAGGACGCTCATAAATACAGAACAACAGACAATGAAGCAACATATTTTTATGCGGAATGTGAAGATGAACCGGATATGTTTCTACACCATCTCAAGGTTATTGTATATGAGGTTCAACATAATATCCTCACCGATAGGTTGAAAAAAGATTTCCTTCAGTATGCCGAACGCTGGGATAATGGCGAATTTCAACCGGATATTATGCCCGGTGATATTCCGCTGATTCAAAAAGATATCGACTTTGTAAGGTCGGTTTTAAAGAATTAGCGTTATTTCGCCTAAATTCAGCTTTTTACAAAAGACGTAAAATTACATCATCAATTCGTATAAATTCAAAACAAACGGTTTTAAATGGGTTTTAAAGGGGTGTCTGCGACGCTCCTTTTCCTTATTCTCAAAATTACATATTTTCAGGTTATAAGCTCCCGGTTTCGGGGGCTTTTAATATTGCCTTTTTATCAGGCACACAATTTCAAAAACAGGAGGTAAACCAAATGGATTTTCTTAAACAGATTTTCGGCGAAGAAGCGCTGACTTTTTCGCAGTTTGAGGAAAAAATCAAAAACAGCGACGAAATTGAACTCGTTAACGCTGCCGGCGGCGCTTATGTCCCTAAGTCAGAGCTCGACGAGGCAAACGAAAAGCTCAAAAACGCCGAGGATGACGCTAAAGCAAATGCGGAAAAGTATAAAGACTTTGACGCTCAGCTTCAGGCGGCTAAGAATGAAGGCACAGACGCACTGAACGCGTATAAGCGTGAAAACGCAATCACACAGAAGTTGGTTGCGGCAAATGTGCGCGATGAGGTTTCGGTCAGGGCTAATCTCGACCTCGAGAGTGTAACTCTCGGCGAGGACGGTAATCTGACCGGCTTGGACGATCAGCTCGCCGGGCTTAAAACTTCAAAGCCGTATCTTTTCAATGAACCCGAGAAGCTTCTCGACCTCGGCGCATCTACCGAAGGC